CGGCATGGAAGACGTCAAGGTCGGCGCGGAAGTCCTCTACGTCGCCGCCCACCTCTTCGATGGCCTCCGCTGACATCGCCTCGAACATCGCCAGCAGCACCGGCCCGGCCACCTCGGCAGCGAACGCCGCATGCCGCTCGAGGAAGCCTTCGAGCCAGAGGCGGAACGCCGCCACCCCGCCCGCTGGCAACTTCGCCAGTTCCTTGCGGATCGCGTTGACCTCCGCTGTCACGATCCGGGTGGATGCCGTGACCAGCAGGCCCTCGAAGATGTCGCGCAAGCGCCAACGGGATTCTGCGGAGCGTTGCTGGGCAGCGGGGAGGTCGCGAACGGTGGCGCGGCCCTCGAAGCCCGACAGCCGAGTCGACTTCTTAGACTTCTCTTTCCCGCTCAACCACGCTTCAGTCCTCGCGTCCGCTTCGGCGTCGACCGGCAACATCGCGACAAACTCCGTCCGCACTTCCCGTGTCCCGTCCGGCATCGTCTTCTCCGTAACGGACTTCGGCTTCGGCATCGGCTCGTTGGCGTCCCGCCAGTTGAGCGGCACGTATGTCTTGTCGCCACCCTCAACGGGATTCATGTTGTCGAGCGACCGTGCCTCGTTCGGGGTCATCCGCCCGGACCCTACCGCTGCCGAGAAACCGTTCTGCCGCGTCTCGAAGTCGCCTCTGAGCAGCGTGTCAAGGTTGAACTCGAAGAACAGCCCCGCCCGCCGCTCCGTCTCGGTCAGTAGCTTGCGGTTCAACTCCCCGACCCACCGCTGGGTCCGCGGCAGGATCGAGTCCTGCTGGAAGTCGATCTGTAGATGCTCGATGTTGGTGAATGTGCCGTGGGTCAACTCCATCAGCTTGTGAGGCGGGAAGCGCCACGCCCGGCACACGTCCTGAATCTCGTAGAGACCCGTCTCGATCATCTGCGCCGCGTCGTTGGGGAAGCCTATTTCCTTCCAGTCCATCCCCTCGTCAAAGACGGCGGCACGGAAAGCGTTGCGCGGTCCCTGATGCATCTTCGCCAAGTTGGAGATGATCTCTTCCTTGCCCTCTGGCGGCACGGCCAGCGGGTGCTTCACAATCCCGCCCAACCCCATGCCGTTGCCGAAGAACGCCGAGCGGTACTGCCCGTGGCCCATCAGCCTGCCAACAGACTCCCGTAGCGTCTGGACCGGCGACAGTCCCCACACGCCCGACCCGCCGAAGGCGGGAATGTGCAGCATCTTCCACGCCGGCACGTCACGCTCTGGCCCGCCGTCTGCCGGGACCACCTTGTAAAACAGCTTGCCGGTGCTGGAGCGGAACGTCTCTCGGATGCGATCCGGTCGACGCTGGATCAGCCGCGACGGCTGCCCCGAGACAAACTCGATCTCGGCAAAGGCGTTGCCCCACGTCTCGACGTGACCCTGTAGCGTCTCGCGGAACGCGAACGGCGACGTATCAGCGTTCGGCTGCTCGCGCATCACCCACGACGCTCCGTGGTCGCGCTCGGTCTTCTTCCCGCCGCTGTCTAGCCGCTTGTGAAGGTCGAGCGACAGCACGGCAGTAGTCTCCGACCCGCAGCGCACAGCCGCGAAGATCGCCGCCACCCCAAGCGCGTTGTCGGGCGTGACGTGGACCCCGGCGAAGGTGTCCGAGCCTGTCGTGAGGAACGAGGCGCCGGAACTCGGATGCGTCCCACCGATCAGGCTGGCGCGTTGCTCGAAGAGGCCGGAGAGGATCATCCGCGCCTACTCCCCCATGCAAGGAGAACTCGCTCTAATGCGTAGTCGGCCAATATGGCAATACCTAAGGCCCGCAATCCGGCGCCCAAGTCGAGCACCATCCACCCAAGTATAGGCGTTCTGCCGGAAATAGCAAACCCGAGTGCCAAAATGGCACAGCCGATGAGGCCCTGTTTGGCTTCGGGAGTCATGGGCGTCCCGCTAGTTTCCAGTAGATGCCCGGCACCGGCTCTCCGGCGTCGAGGTCTTGCTGCATGTCTGCGAACGTGTACCTGCCGAACCTGTACCCCTCCGCCTCAAGGTCAATTGCCGACACCTCTAGCAATTTGCGGCTGATCTCCAGCATCTTCGCTATCTGTTCCACTGTCACGGGCAGCCCGCTCGCTTCATGTTTCCGCACCTCCGCTAGTGACCATTTTGCCGCCGCGGCCATACTGGCTCACCGGCAACTCTTCGTGCTTGATGATCCGATTGATCGCGAAGACTATCGCCATGAACCCGTCGATCTTATCGGCCCTGTGCTGTTTCTTCGGATACACGTTGTCTTTGTTGTCGTAGTGACCGACGACATTGGAAGCCATCCACGCCAGAACCGGGTCGCCTCCGTGGTGGAGCTTCCGAGTATTCGCGGCGGCTATCAGTTTTTTGGTCTCCTCGGAGACGTTGAGCACGGTGTTGCGGATCGGGACCACCGTGGCCCCCTTGCTCGCCAGGAATCTTATCAGCTCGCTCGCGTGGAAAGGATCAATGGCAATCTCCCGCACGGCGAAGCCCTGCGCTGGAAGGTTCGCCACATCCTCCGAGATGTGGTCGAAGTTGATGTCCTCCCCGTCTCCGCCGGCAGCGTCATCGGTCAAGGTAATCCGCCCCTCCGCAACCCACCCAGCGAAGTGCTTGTGAGAGCTGTGCGCCTTCTCCCTCACCACCCCACGCGGCAGGTAGTAGCGCATCTTCACCCACAACTCGCCGTCCGCCCTCGGCCACACAATCGCCACCGCCGCAACGTCGTCGCGGTCAGCCAAGTCGATGCCCACGAAGCACGGCTCGCCCTTGAGGTCGTTCATGTCGAACGGTTCGCCGCACAGATCCCACTTCTGCATATTCACCAGCCGCGCCTCAGCCGAGAGCCACATGTTGAAGTTCTTCGTCAGAACTTCGGTCTGCTTGATCGGGTTGGCCTTCGCCTGCTCGGCCTTCGACTCCAGGTACTTCGGGAACACCGAAACGCCGAGGTTCGGATTCGACTTGATCCAGCACGACGGATCTTCTAGCGGGTCGTCACCTTCGTCCAGGGTGAATATGATCGCGAAGAACGAATCATTATCGAGCGTCTTCTCTAGTACCTGCACGGCATACTGCCGAAGCGCATAGCAAGGGCTGGCGCGGTTATACCCGGCGGTGGTCACAGCCCACAGGATAGGCTGCTCCCGAGCCCCCATGCCGGTCTCCATCGCCGCATAGACTCCGTTGTTCGGGTGGGCGTGGTACTCGTCGATCAGGGCAAAGCTTGGGTTTGACCCGTCGAGTCCCATCGTCTCGGACGACAGCGGCTCCATCTTGGACCCTGACTCGAGGACGTTGATATTGTGGGCGCGGACCTCCACGCCGTAGTGATCCCTGAAGTCTGGATCTTTGCGCGCCATCTTCCACGCAATATCAAACGAGATCCTCGCCTGCTTCGCACCTGTAGCCGCAGAAAACACCTGGGCTCCGGTCTCGCCCTCTCCAGTAAGGGCATAAAGCTGAAGCGCTGACCCCAAGGTGGTCTTAGCATTCTTCCGGCCAATCTCTTCATAGCAGGTGGTGAACCGGCGAAGCCACCCGCCTGCGACAGCGTCTTCACCGCACTCCGCGCACAGATCGGCCTCCCCGTCATGGACCGACAAGCACTGTAGGCACGCCCACGGCTTGTCCTGATACCAGCCGTAGAACGTCGTCACGATGAACTGTTGCCACCCGCGTAGCTTGATCGTCAGCTTTCGCTTCGCCCATTGGCCCTCGACGTGCCTCAGCTTCTCGATGAACTCGCACACCTCTTCCGCTTTCCCGTAGCGAAACTCCCAATCCGGGCGCTTACCAGACTGCCACGCGGATAAGTCGTCGAGCTGGCGCTGACAAGCCAGCTTGACAAGGTTCCCGGCGACGATTCGACCGGCCATCACGTCGCGGGCGTACTGGATGCCGGCGGCGCAGTGTGGGAAGTCAGCTAGGCTTTTTCCTTGGCCCACTTGTTGACGGTTTTCTTCGGAGCCACGGCTACGCGGGATCGCGCACTCGGACTCATGCCGAATTCTAAGGCGATACTCTTGTAAGCGTTGTGCGCCCGGTCCATCGCGGCGGAGTCACCCGAGGACAGCTCCACGTCCGCTTGCAACGTGCGAACGAACGACTGATACCGACCCCATGCGTTGCACATCAGGACCAGTAGGCCGCGATCCGCCAGCGCCACCAGCCCGTAGGGGTCCAGCTCAGCTATCAGCCGGTCCCACTCGGCCTCCGCCTCGGCGTCGAGCAACACCGGACGGTCGGGAATCCCCGGCGACATCTTGACCCCTTCGCCCACCCTGGCTTGCAAATCGGACTTTCGACCGCCTGTGATCGCCTTCAACTGCGGCGGCTTCGGGGGTGGACCGGATCGAGAACGCCTTCCTCCGCTCGGCATCGTGCCATTATGGCACATTTTGAAAACGGAGTCATATATCGAGCCC